CATGCACTGGCATCCGGTCAAAGGTTTTAGAGGAGATAAAGTTGCCAGATTTAGGGGAATCATGGGCATGTTCGAACAAAGGAAAATAGTATTTAATAAATATCGCAAGTTCCAAGCGTTGACTGATGAAATTGTGAACTTTGGAGTTAGCTCCCATGATGACTGCGTCGATGCACTTGTCTGGCTTTGCAATGGTCTTATGACCAGAGGAAAACTAGAGTTAGAGTATTGACGATTTAAACTATAGATATTCACCGCGATGTCTCCCAGCTACTTTAAAGTAGAGCTTGAGCAAGATGCTTACGGTTCTGCGATTCTCCCTCTACCGGACGAATTGTGCCACGACCTAGCCCTGCAGCCGAACGAACGATTCGATGTAGAAGCTGAAGATGGTGTAATTACGTTCAAACGTGTAGAAGCTGGTTACGATATTGATCAGTAGACCTCTTTAACAGAATGGGCGATAGTGCTAAATCACAGCTTGAGGCTATCCTCAAATCGGTAGTCTCACGCAACAGTGAAGGCCCTGCGGACACCATGCTGGTGAGCGCACACTTGTCCCAAATGAAGATGTTTGGGATCAGGCAGGGTGTGGAGTTCTACCCGTTGCAGGATAACTTGGGTACGCAACGTTATGACTTCATTCAACAAGTAATTAAATTTAATAGATTAGATGCACGTTTAGATTCAATTTGGGATCGTTTTCTTGCATACGGCAAAGGCCTTTTTTATATTCGTCCGACACAGAAAACCTATCGTATTTATTGGTTCGACAAAGATTCGTATCGAACCTATTACTCACCTGAGGGCGATCTTGAAGAAGTCATCATCATTTATCCTTACAAGGTCCGATCTTCAAAAGGATTTAA